CTCCCTTGTCGGTAGTCTCAGAAACTGAGATTCCGACGGAGAAGACAACAGGGCTGCCAACTAATGCTAGCCTTAGTCATAAAGATGGTTAATCTTTATGGTAAGGACTAGCTAGGCAGCCTGGCTTGGTTTCTCCCTAGGCTATTAAGCCGAACCGCGGTTCACACCGCGGAACTCCACCTCAGTTTGATGTCGACGACTGAGGGGCGTCCTGCACGCTCCAAATGTCTCTCATCACCTGACATACCTGCCAGGTGATCGAGCCCCGAGCGGTAAAAACCGCCCGGAGCAATATCAAGCAGAGTGTTACCACCTGCTCGATACCTTTCCTTAGGAGGAGAATTCCACTCCAACCTAAGTAGGCATTTGAGCAAGGCACCGTATCCATCTAGTTTGTCACTAGGTGGCCGCGATGACACCACATAACCCCTGACAAGGGGGTCATGAAGGTGTTCGCCAATTCTCTGGGTTTCAAAGCCCAAAGCGGATTGACGACCTAACACAGGAGAGGTTGGCAAGACCGTAGGGAAGTGTTTGATCACGTCCCTTATCTTGCCGTCCAACCATTTGCACGTTCCCCAGTAGCCAGCCCAATAGAGCTGATTACGAAGGGAAACAGTGCTTATGATCTCCTGAGCATGCTCACGTCGGGTAGGGAACATTTGTCGAACACGACATATAGATACGTCGTGTCCAGCATAATACTCCTTACCGCAAGACTCTCTGAACCTACCGGTCCAGAAAGACTTGTCCGAATTCACTACAAGCCCAAAAGCTTCTAGTGATCGGATGACGTGATCCACACAGTCTGAGGGGACGATAATATCGTCTCCAAAGACACGCACCGACCCAGAGAGACGTTTTACGTCTCTCTTGGTAAGTGATGTGTTGAGGCATTGTTCTATTCCCATGAAGATTATGGTCAAAAAGACCATGGCCTCCATAGGGAAACACAATGCCGATCCCATAGACGCAAACTTGGCAAGGCGTTTAACGCCATAACCAGGTATATCAGCCTTACGCGATCGACTAGCGTCGACAGCCGCATGGAGATGCGGATGTCGTGCTAGAAGAAAACGAACATGCTGATTCGAGACACGATCGGACGCTTCACTCAAGTCGAGTGTAGCAAGATTCCCATAAAGGGAACCGCGATGAGCAAGAGCCCGATTGGGTTCTTGGTCATCCAATCCGATCATGGTCCTAAGGTAGTCAACCTTATCTAGACCATAACGGATCACGTCAAGGACCGCCTGCTGTGCATATTGCATAGCAGTTGGCTCTATGGCAATGATCCGAGGTGTCTTCTGCGTTTTAGGAACGGATATCACCCTCACGGGTATCTCCGAACCGGGATCCAGGATGTCCACGTCTCCCAGATGCTCATAGTAACGAGCATTTGGTAGGATAAAATCCACTAATGGAAAATATCCATCTAGACGTGCGGGCCAGGTCTTTTGCAGATACTTAGCATTGCTGCTAAGTTTTTCTGCCGTTGATCCTGGTCCGTGTTTGGGTATGTGAAGACCCTGATAGATAATTAAATCCATCTGGGAAAACGCACTTCCAAACAGGAGCGAAGACACACGTTTGAAAGAGTCAACTAAAGACTCAGACAAACGGGCATCAGACGCTCTGACATCCTGCTCACACTCGAGAAAGCTACGCATAGCAGTCATCTCCCTTTCAGGAGTACACTGCAACTTCATCTTACCAAACATCAGCGTTAGCTGACGAATGGAACGGATGGAGTCTATGCATGGCTCATCGAGCAACACACCACTAGTCCGGTCAAACACAAGATCGAGGAAACCCCAAAGAAATTTGGGGAGACCACCCTTCCAGCCAAAAGACTGGAAGAGGTTGCGATCTACCTTTGCTTGGTCAAGACTTTTTTCGAAGTCTTTTCCAAACGCAGGTAGGGTTATCGTCAGAAACGACAACCCCTCGTGTTTGCACCGCCCTTGGACTGTTTTATAGTCCATGGTGATGCTAGTGTGACATCCGGCAGCGCAATCCTGCGCTACCATTTTCCAGAGCAACATTAGGCTTTTCAAAGCCCCTCCTATCTAATCGATTGGGGGTTGGCTTTCCTTAGCCTATGTTACCTCCGACCACTACGTCTGGAATGACGTAATGATGATTTAAACCGCCTCCAATACAGCTACTGAAAGGACATACAAAATATATCCAATCAGTAGTATATAGATGGCCCAAAAGGCCACCCATATACACTGTAGGAGAGTTGGTTTAACTCTCACCGCCAAGAACTTTGTCGATGAGAGCATCCGAAGAAGCAGTGTACAAGGCTTTAAAGCCAGCATACACTGCCTTAACGTCAGCATTCGAATATCCTGCTACAGGAATATCGAAGACCATGTAATGAGACATGGAAACCTTCGTATTCTGCGCAGGAATAAACGGATCTGCCGTGATCTTCGAATGATCAACCCGGAGGACCCGTCGAGTCCTACGCCCGTAGGCGTGGGAAGCCGACAGATCCACTAGGCCATCAGCACTCGTGTACACCGATTCATTCTTCCCGGATTCAGTCCGCGGAAGAGAGATAGGTGTACCAGAGATGGTGATGGACTGTGGGTCGGTGAATGCCATAGGCATTGCTCCTTCTGCTCACTCAAGGTGAGCGATTGTGGTGTATGGACAGTGCAAACTGTCCCGCTACAATCGGGTTATACCGAGTGCAGCAGCAATGGCAAGTTGGAATGGTGACAAACCATCCCAAGTTATGCCAAAACCAAAGGGGTTAGCCCTCAACCGTCTTTTGGTCTCAGTGACCAATTTGACAGGCGGAGGCCTAAAAGGTTGTCCATCATGTAGACAGCCCTCTAGGACATAGGTATATGAATGGACAGTATGTTCCATCATATATCCATAGTGCATCACCAGGCCTTGGGTTACCGCATCGGAGATGTTTGAAAGAACATCACCGGTATTGGTAAACCAATCGACGGCCCAGGACCAGGGCGCTAGTTGCCAGAGGACATCAGGCGTAATTGACAGATTAAACAACTTATCTGCCAGTTCCGCATGCCGTGCCATACCATCTAAACCAGTCGAGTTTAGAGGTATGCCATAGCTAAATGCCCCTGAGAACCAACGTTCCTTAATAGATTCTTCTATTCGGAACAGCGTCCCGGTTGTGAGTACACCGGCATTGCCGGGCCCGATAGGTGGACTGCCAAACGCCATAGAAACAGGCGCAAGGTTAGTACCAACTATCGTGGTTTCTGTACTCTTCTCTGATGGGAGGTTGCGTCGTCTTCGGACGAGGTTCCCCATATCTCTTTCGTATTGGGACACTAAACCGTGTCCGTTACGAACGGTGTCCGCAAAAGAACGGACATCAGAGATCAAGGGATCCCAGCCGAACTCCTTATTCAGGAACTCATCTCCCGCATTGCGGGCGGTAAGCGTCCTGTCTTGCCAAGTGCGATGACCAATAAGAGATGGTAAACCATCCTTATAGATCTCGCCCAAGGCAACTAGGAGATTAGACGATGCACGGGTTGGCTTACATTGGGCCACCGCCGTAGCACCCCTAGCATTCAAGTCCACATCTGTGGATTGAAGCGAGGTAGGCCACGTCGGTTTTCCACCTGTAAGCGGAATTGGAGTAAATGAATCCTCACAGAGGAATTCATCAATCCAAAATGCGGATTCTTGTCTCGCATACCAAGGACGGCCGCCAGGAATGGCGCCGTGCTGGTTAACGGACGAGAATTCGCCCCCGACATCACCCTGGAAGCCACCTGGTGGTGGCGGCCAGCGATGTTCCTCGGATACAGTAGTCTGTACCCCATTGAGCGAATAGGTATCGGAAGTTGCAAGGTCCGTCCAAGGACCCTGTACTCCGGTAACTTTCGACCGGCTTCTTGTCCGGTTCTTCGAGTGTGCCTTCCCGTAATGACGGGTCCGCACCCTCGTACGACTCAATGGCATCAGAGCCTCCTCTGGATAATGCTTCTGAGAATTCAGAAGCACACTTCCTTTCGGAAGTGGGTGTCTGCACTGCATAGCTAGCCCTACTCAGGC